CCATAGAGTACCACAGGCTTAGACATCCATTTACATTGTAGAATGCATACCATGCAGAATTAGACCAACGAGCGTAACTCATTTTCTCTCCGTCAGTTCGTTTACAAAGTCCAACAGTAGCTTATGATGTCTACCATCGTTCCAGTGTTTCTCTATGTATTGCCATGGCTTTTCGAACCAGTATTTTGGTGCTTCTGGATGACAACCAATTAAACCTATTCTGCCTTGTATGATTGCCATTGGATCGTTGTTGGCGTAACGAGCAATGACTTTAAAATCGTCTTCCTCTCCGAGAATAGAGCAACCATCATAGAAGTACATTTTTTCTTCTGTGCCATTCCATGTAACATTGGCAACTGTTCCATAACTACGTCTAACATCGGCATCTGGTCTTTTTATGTATTGTGTTGTATCAGCATTAGTGAGTAAATCAAAGTACCTGCTTCCAGCCCAGTACGCACCCATGCAAATGCCAAGGTAGTGACCACCATTGTTTATAAAGTCAGCTATACGATTGGCTCTGGTTCTGGTAAAGAAATTAAGATACGTGTCGCTATCACCAATGCCACCAGGAAATACAATGACGTCAAGATTGGTAAAGAAGTCGGGATCATCTAGTTCGCTTTCTTCAAATATTCGTATCTGATACTCATCCGAAAGTGCATGTACAAGGGCATATGCACTATCTTCGGAACACTCAGGATGACGTAGGAATATAGCTATTTTCCTTAGTGGGTAGTTACGTTTTCTTGCAAACTCGGCTTGTTTCTCTAGTGTAGATTCTTCATATCCTTTGTCGGACATGTGCGAATCAGCAATAAGAATATTGTTCTTTGGATAATGGGTGTTTGTCATTGATTACTCTTATTGCCCATATGATATCGTTTATTTCTGGTCGTTCACGCCATGATCCAACAAATACTCCATGCACTTCTGATAGACCACGTATTTGTTCTGCATCATGCAAGTATACATGAGTACGTGGACCATTATTGCTGCGCTTTAGGTAGTCGAAGTATTCTCGTGAATCTCCGCATATAACGTATTGTTTCATCCACACTCACTTTCGAATCTATCTCTCACGTCATCCATACGTGCACATTCCCATGCAGCTTTGAACCACTCAACCATACGTTCAGGATCCATGCCATTGTCCCATTCTTCTAGGAAACGATCAGAACGAGATGAGAAGTTTTCTCTCTCATTGAACCAGTCTTCAAAGTTTTTATAATTCATAGTAATGTTTCTCTATTTGAGTTACTTGCACAACACGATACTTGATCTGTGGATCTGGATTCCACTGTCTGTACTCATCGTTAACTTTCTTGGCAGCTTCGTATGTTTCGTAATGTGAAACATTGTACTTAGTTCTTCCAGTTAGAAACCATGATACACCACCAGACCATCCAGTGTTCTGTGGTTCATACCATGAATTTTCTTTCGTGTACTGTGGTTTTCTTTTCATCTTTATTAAGCAATATCTTTACTGGCTTTCCAGTTATCGAATTTATGCATTTGTTCCCTTAACCACTCTTCAGCTTCTTTCTGACTGTTGAAGTATGGTGACAATACAGTTTTTCGATCTTCGTTGACATAAAAGTATGTATACGTATGCATACCAACGTCTCTATATTCAACCAACTTCATTTTGTTTCTCACTTGGTGGTGTGGGTTTCTTACGCATTGCATTCTTCAAGTCTTCAATGGTATACTTCCCAGTGGCAATACCAGCCATGATCTCAGCAATCTCTCTTGTTGTCTCGCAGCATTTGCATTTCACGTTTGTCTCCAGTAGTAGTTGTGCTCTCTACTTATTCGTACGTCAAACCAAGAACTTGCATCATCTTATGTTTGACACGGAGATTAGGAATTCGGAAACGATCGCATGGAGTAAATCCCATCATCTCAGCAACCTCAACCACAGCACCACTACGACAGATTCCAGCATGGCAATGCACAACGACATTCATATGATTCAGTTGCGCTTGCTTCAACAATAGCACCAAGGACTTGGCTTGGTGGTCGGAGATTTTACATTCATCGGGGAATCCATCATCGTCTTCAGCATCCAAGAATTCGAACTCATGAACCTCTTTGAAGGGATACTTGATGGCACCAAACTCAGTTGCTGGATCTTGAATGCGAATCAGTAACGAATTTGGTCCTGGATCATAATGGTTTCCATTGAACACATCACTCTTACTTACGTTCTCGATGAACCTCTGAGACATGTCACCACCAGCTATCGTAATAAACCACCTTGCCTTCTTTAATAGCAATACGACACTTCTGAACGAACATTAGATCATCACGCATCGATTCAAGATCAGGTGGATTATCCCCAAAGAAAAATCCAGATGTGCGTGGTAGGTCATCATCCAGTATAGCTTGTTGCAGATTATCTAAATCATCTACAGTTAGTTCAACAGGAATGCAGTTGAAACTATCAGCATCACCACCTTTATCACGATAAAGATTTTCCATCCAACCATGCAAGTCATGATGCTTGCGCCAGTAATGCAATTCTTCTTTCTCGCAATCCCGTGCCATTTCAAACTCACTGATTGCGTCTCGTTTCGAGACAGCGTATGCGTACATATCTAAACCCATAATATTCTCCTTAAACTGTACTCAATTGAATGTCAAACGTATGTTGCTTCATCTTGTGATCATAGTAGCGAACAGTGGTACCAATTCCAGCATGTTTACCCATCAGATCAAGCGCATAGTACAACGCATCGTTCTGCAAAGAAAAGTCACCAACACGACGTTGTTTGATAGCAGTGGATGTGGTGTAAAAAGAAACACCATTCACAATTACACGTAATTTCATTCTCTATCCTTCAAGTAAGAAACACCAATGATCATGGAGCAGATGCCAACCATGGCAACAGAAAACAATTGAATCGCATCAAACAAACCGATGTCTACAGTTTGCTCAACACCACCAACAACACCCATCAAGGCAACAATGCCGATGAAGAAAAACAAGAAACCTTTAATCATTTTAATATCCTATTCAATAAGACTGGTGAGAATGTCCGATGGCAAACAATGGAGTGCCATCGTTATCATCGCCAGCAGGACGTGGGGTGAAACAATCTGCATAATCATCATATGCATAATAACCAGTCTGAGTCACAACCAAGCGAGCATCGGCAGGCAAGGCAGACAAAGCAGTAATCATATCAGCAACAGTAACAAAATCAGTCATAACAATCTCCAAAAATTAAACAGGGATTCTAGAATCCATCATCTCAGACAAAATAAACTTTGCGATGTTGATGTTTTTGCGAGCCTGATCAGTTGCTTGAGCATGACCAAAAGTCATCAATTCTTGCGCATCAGACAAAACACCCATTGCAACCATTTCCAAACCACTCACACGAGCAGTCAACGAATTCATGTATTGGGTACGAATGTTAGCTTCAGTCATACCGTAGCAGTTTTTTTCAAATTCAGTCATTTTCTTTCCTTTTCCTAATCAGTATAACTAATTATACACCTGAAATGAATTAAAGTAAACACCTGCGTAAGTTGTTGATTTAGAAGGGAAAAATAAACCCTACACTCGGTAGGGTTATTCGTTTACTTGGGTTTTAGAGTTGATTATTTCCAATTTGGTCCTTTAAACCAGCAACTCAGTGTAAGCCTCTCACCTGAAGTAACTGGTGTGACACGATGATACATGTATGAAGGAAAAATTAAAAGACTACCAACTGTTGAGAGTTCTTTCATCTCAACAGTTTCACCGACGAACATCTCAAAAGCACCACCAACATATTCTTGATTAGAAATATTGAGCACAGCAGTTAGCTTAGTATCAGCTGTGCTACCTAATACAGAATTGTCAGCATGCCATGGATACTCTTTATACGCTTCATTATACCTATTGATATTTACACTTTTCGGAGATGAAAATAAATCAAACCCAAAAAACTCTTCATTAACCTGCGTAACAAAGTTTAACATCTTTGACAGATCAACTCTCAGTGGTTCTAAAGGAACTACAGAAACATCTACATTTTTTCCACTGCCTGGAATATCTTTGTGCTGATTTGAATTCAGTTGTTGACTAAGTTCTAGAAGTCGTTTACATTCTTCAGCACTGTAGAGGTTTTGATAGTGATACCATTTATATAACATAGCTTCTCTTTAAAGTAAATGTTGAGCCAGAACCATACAGGAAATCCATGCCCAAAGAGTATTGAATGCTACCAGAGTTGGAAGAAGTTTCTTGTTGCTCGCCCATATCAACGTGATGCTAGTTGCAAGTGTCAAGAAATATAACCACCAAATTTGGATACCAAAAATAAGTCCAGGGACGATGATAACTGCTTTAGCTGCCCAACTGGCAAATTCAACACGATTGTAGTCAGTCCAATATTCTTTGGTGAACCACATCTTGTAGCAATCAATAATATTTCTCCAGTTGCTATGTGCATATGATATGCCAATGAGTACTGCCCAAATTGTTGTTGCTACTAAGATTTGTGTTAATGTCATTCTTTTACTCTCCTATTGGTAGTCCGTTGCTTCGTTTGTCCCTTAGGCTTTCTAGTTCCTGTAGGTGTCTCTTTTCTTGGATTGTCAGTTCCTTGAACGTCTTTCTTGGGTTTGCGCACATCACGCACTTTGGATTCCCGCAACTCACTGGGCTGTGATCTAGTAGTTCGTGTGGATTCTTTACTTCCAATCCGTGCGCTTTCGCTATCTTTGTCTTTCTTGCTACGACGACTTCTTTTTGGTGAATTCTCTTGCTGTGTTTCAGCTTGCTCTGTTCGTCCATAAACATGCTCCTCGTATTTTTCTTTAGTTACTTCGTACCAATCACTCGATTCAATCCAGAAAATACTTTCATTGAATCTTAGTTGGGACTTGAGGTTATACCCACGGCAGGGTACGATGTGACTGAAATTACTTTTCCATTTCGTATCAATGAAGAAGTAAGAATCAGATGGCACTTTGTTAGTATACATTATATAAAAGTCTAAGACAAAAAATCCTGCTACGGCAGGATTACTTTTTAACCACCACGTCCAACATTGCGTTGAACAGGTCGACCAGCAATTTTGTTCACAGTTTGTTTGACTAGCTTTGTTGCTTCACCATGAGAAAATCCTTTCGTTTGTAGTTGCTTTCGTGCTTTCTTTTTTGCTCGCTTCAACAGCTTCTCAGCATGCCACTTTTCGCTAAACTTTTGCTCTACAACTTCACTCATATTTTCTCCTGTAAATTTGGAGCGGGATGCGAGAATCGAACTCGCAACTTCAACTTGGAAGGATGACGTTTTACCACTAAACTAATCCCGCATATTTTAATAAGCCCAACTAGCGAATGAATATCTTGTACCTTCAGTAACTGTATCAACCCTATGTGGGAATAAAAAGTTAGAAGGAAATACCATTAGCTGGCCAGCTTTCAACTCATAAACTTCATCTGTGAAGAAAACTAAATCTCCACCAGAATAATCATTATTTAAACCACCAAGAACTGTGAGTTTTGGCACACCCTTTCGGGTTCCATCAAATATATCATGAATATGATCACAGTGCTCTCTCATATTAGTTCCAACTGGATACTTATTCCATTTTGGAGCAGTATAACCTTCCCAACCAGTAAACCACGGAAGATTAATTTCCTGTAAATAAGAATTAAAAGAGTTCCATATAATAGGCTTAATCAAAGTGTCTGAAGGAAGAATATCTCCATTCGTATATAGATCATCACCAAAACTAACGTATGAATCTTCTCTAACTTTATAAAATGAATGTTGTTTAAAATTAACATTCTGTAACTCATCGAGTATTTGTTCACACAAACCATCTGGCATCAGATCATCATATATTTTTATATAATCTTTAAAATTTTTATTCATGGGGTTCAATCTCACAATCAACTAAGATATATTATACATCAATAATGTTTGCACGTCAAGCAACCTTTTGATGTGACATAATGTGTTTTAATCTATCAGCACAGTAACTTGCAGCGAATGCATTTGGCTTAACCAAAGGGATTACGTTGCACATACCACGGATATATCCAGTTGCTTCATTGATTACACAAGAACTACCATGCATTTCGTTAGGGTTGATATCCAAATGAATCTGAACATCTCTGTCTTCCAAAACATCATGCAGTTTGTGATACAATTCTGCAACTTTATAAACTTCATTCATCAAACGCATACGTGGTCTACTTTTCTTTTGATCGTAGTCACGTTCACGTTGAACTTCTCCAAAGATCTTACATCCATTGTTACCATTAATATGAACAACAATAGCAAGAGTATAATCAGCGTACCAATCATTACCAATATTGAATCGTTCAGAATCTGCTCCAAGGTAGATCTTTGTTTCGGGACTCTGTGCGTCGATGAATGCTTTAACTTCATCAATATCGATACGCTTCATGATTACTCCTAATTTATCATTGTTATTAACTCTTTAGCTATCTTTTGTCGTTTCTCTGGAGTTGGCTCACCAAGAATAACAATAACGTATTTTCCTGCTCCTCTTTCAACAAACAAAGCTAAACATCTACCAGCTTTGTTGGTAAATCCTGTTTTACTCAATGCAATGTTATCATACTCTTTTAGTAATCTAATATTTGTATTGTGTAACGTATAGTGTGACTTTCTATTTTTGTATATTGTTTTCTCGGCAGTTGCTGAAATTTGTTTTATCAATGGATACTTCTCTGCCTCAAGCACGATGTCAACGTACTCTCTTGCTGTGCTGCGATTGAAAATACTTAGACCACTTGCGTCATGATAAAAAGTTTCATGTAAACCAAGTTTGTCTGCCTTGTGATTCATTGCTTTGACAAATGCATAACTACCGCCAGCATACTCTTTGGCAATTGTTTCAGCTGCTATGTTATCAGATCGTATTAACAATTTCTCAAGCAGTTCTTGTTTATATTTACCACTATCGATGTAAACCATGGCTGTCATGAGTTTAGTTAAACTTGCGATTGAACTGGTGTCATGATAGTTGAAACCAGTAACAACAACATGTTCGCTAGCATCATATAAAATATGAGATCTACCGAAAGCATTGACACTAACCAACAGTAATATTGCTACTAGAAATTTCATACTTATTCCTGGAGCGGGTAAGGAGGCTCGAACTCCTGACATCTTCCTTGGCAAGGAAGTGCTCTACCAACTGAGCTACACCCGCATTACTTGGCATCCCTCCAGGGACTCGAACCCCGACTAATGGTTTTGGAGACCATCGTGCTGCCATTACACTAGAGAGATATTATTTTTGCTTCAAGACTTCTTGAGTCTCTTCGTTATTTCGTGTTATCTTATCATCAATCTCATCGACGATAATATGAGTTATTTTCTTACCAAAGATTGCGTCAAATTTATCAGCATAATCTTCTTGACTTATACTAAATGGTCTTGGTTTACTACCTTTGCCTCCGTCACTCATTTTGCAGCCAATGCCTCTTTTTCTGCAGTAATTTCTTTACGACGTTCACGGATGGCTTTGCTAATCTCTTGAAGTGATTTTCGTGCACGTGCCGCAGATGCTTTCACACCCTTTGTTGCGAACTTTTCATTCTCTGTTTTATATACTTCAAATTGCTCTAAAAGTGTATCGTGATTGCTCATTACTATTTTCCTTTTCAGTTAAAAACTTGGTGCCCATCACATGATTCGAACACGTGACCTCCTCATTACTAATGAGATGCTCTACCAACTGAGCTAGATGGGCTTATTGATAAGATTATTAAATTCTGTTTTTGAAATATAACTAAACCATCCAGTTATAATATATTTCTCTTGAGTCTCTGATGGAATACCACGATGAGTATGTGTCCAACCAGCTGGCCAAATAAGAGTCAATCCACGTTCTGGTTTGATTTTTACATTTTGATAATAAAATTCAGTTTCACCACCATCATCTACATCATTCAAATATGTCATAAAGACTAGATTTCTACTTAGAATCTTTAAATTATGTATATTATTTTCACAGTGCCATTTATAAAATCCACCTCCTGGTGGATAGTACTGAATATTTGGTGCTTCATCAATAATCCAAGGAGATCCAGAATTACAATAAGAATACTGGTTTACATAACTATTAATAATATCACTAAGAGAGTTTTTATATTTTATAATTTTTGAATCTTTTCCATCTCCTATAGAAACATCAAAACTATCTTTATCCGTAATATTAACTACACCTTCTCCTGACATTCCACGAAAACATTCTTTACTATTATAGTATGACATAAGATCATCACACACTGAATGGTCTTCTATATACCATCCAGAAATAAAATTGTTTAGGCTATTGATATTATGCGGTCTCATATCAACCAACAAGTTTAGCAACATTAATCCAATATCGTTGCTGTATTTTAGAAATATCTAGATCTGGTTGACAAGGAAAACTAATAGAAAGACGTTTAGTTTTAGATGTCGCTTTATGCCAATATCGTTTTGGAACAAAAACTAAATCTCCAGGATTAAGAGTAACATCTATAATAGGATCTGTAGGTATATTTTTTATGTTTCCAATTTCATCTTTATCTACAATATCCCACACTTCCATTCTTGTACTGCCTTCTACTTGCACAATTAAATTGTGCGAAACATCACTATGAATACCAAATCCTTGTTCTTCATTATGATTTACTAAATTGAAAAACATATGAGCGTCTGATGCTGCATTTGTAAATACATCTAACTGTGCACAGATAGTATTAACTTTACTATTAATTCTAGAACAGTCTGTTAAGTAGCCCATGTAGTTTGGAAGTATATCTTGAATTATAACTGGAGGAAATGTATTGACATCTAACATCCAATGTGCATTATCCCATTTATATGTTTCTTTATTTAAGATATTAACTCTTTTACTCGTCATAAATGGACGAAGGTTAATTAAATTTTCAAATTCTGTCCATGAGTATAGATCTGGAATAGAGTCAACCTCATGAAATGGTTTTAGTTGTTTAATTTTTTCTTCTAAATGACCAATCATTTTATCTCCCATATTGTAACGAAAAATGTTCAATGAACATAGTTAAAGTTAATCTAGAATCTTCCATGCTATCTCCAAAAAATTGATTTGGAGAATGAAGAACATTAGCCTTATATAAAACTAACCTATTGAACTTTGGCACTACCTTAATAGTATTACTTTGATAATTCAATAATGTACCACCATAATCTGGTGCATCTTTATTTAAGTATATGATTCCTGCCAAAACATAATCTGAATCTGTATGCCACATATCATCACTAGAATTTATATGTTTAGTAGTTCTGTGAAGATGAGCATTACCAGTATAATTAAATTTTTCAGTTTCAAAAACTTTAGAAAATACTTGATTTAAAACACGTTGAAATAAATCTTGATTTATATTATGTAGGCTATCTGTTCTATACCCAACCCAGTTTCCTGTAGGTATATTATTTGATGTATTTAAAATCATTCCTGGAATGATTGTATCTTCTTTAGAATAGTATTTTGTAATTTTAGACAAATTAACTAATTCTTCTGGATTTTCTAAAATATTATCAAAAACAATATAATCTTTTAACATATTTCCTCTAATTGGTCCGAGTAGTAGGATTCGAACCTACGACCCTCTGGTCCCAAACCAGATGCGCTACCAGACTGCGCTACACTCGGATAAAACTTGGTGCCCCATGACAGAATCGAACTGCCGTAACCTGATTACAAAACAGGTGTAATGCCATTATACTAAAGGGGCATTAACATATTCATAGTTTACTGTCTCCGTATTCTCTCGGTAAACAATTGCTCCATTCTTCAAATGGAATCTTCTTGCCATGTCAGTCCTTGGACTAAGTGTAACAAATCTTTTAATGTCTTTATTATTTTCTTTGATGTAATCAACAGCATCAAAGATTAAAGTTCTACCTGCACCTGGAGCATAACTCCATATGGTATAGAAAATAGCAACACTTGGAGTATCGGTAAATTCAAACAAACCAGATTCAGAATCTGGAATAGTTAATTGGTAACTGACACAAGTAATAGCTTTCACTTTATTTTCTTCATCTCTTAAAACGAAAATGTCTTTGTTACTGCCAACTCTATCCATATGTGGAATATTTGGTCTAACTGGATCTTCACTTATAAGATTAAAAAAACTATCGCTTATCGATTTAATTAAATGTAACATGGCAATCTAATAATTTATACATTAAAAATGGCTCCAGTGGCAGGGATCGAACCTACGACCAATTGATTAACAGTCAACTGCACTACCGCTGTGCTACACTGGAATAATACTTACTACTTATGTGGTGGTGATAAGTGGGATCGAACCACTGACCTAATGCGTATGAAGCAATTGCTCTACCAACTAAGCTATATCACCTAAATTCTGGTGCCCCAAGCGAGACTCGAACTCGCAAAATTTGGCTTCTAAGACCAACACGTATACCAATTCCGTCATCGGGGCATTGCTTCCTCTCTGCGGTGGTAATTATAGTACAAAAAGATATGACGCTATCATACCCCTCACACGTACCTTCCACCCACTTCCCGACCAGAGAGAACTCTCGTATTGCCAACGCTAGTTTGGTTTAACTAGAACCACCCGTAGATGTCACTCTACTTCTCATCGTGCGGGTCACACTAGCCGAAGACACTCGGCACGTTTGGTAGCGGAACTTGGATTCGAACCAAGGATGGCAAAGGCTTATGAGACCTCGCTGGTGACCAGACCCTTTCCGCAAAAACTGGCGACTCGTGGGAGAATCGAACTCCCATAAGCGGATAGACAATCCGCTGTAATGACCATTATACTAACGAGCCTAAAAAACTGGTGGAGGCAGTTGGAGTCGAACCAACATTGTTTACCACACGGGAACGGATTTACAGTCCGCTGCAGAACACGCCATATCTACAATGCCTCCATGATATTAGTTTAGCTGACGCACTATTTGCTATGCTCAACGGATTTGCCAGCTGGACATACCGTTTATATACATAGTTACTTAGAGTTGACGTTTACTCAATGGCTTACGTCAGCTAAACTAATACCACATTTAATTACACTGGGATGGTAGACAACACCCTCTCAGGGTTTACCACGTCATCGTCTGACGATTGGTTGTTACCACATTACCTTCCAGTTTTGTCCAGCGTCCTCCTGATATTATCTCAAGGTTTCATGTAATCTAGCGAGCGATACTCCGTCAAGTATCCTGAACTCCTAGATTACCTACTGGCACTGGCAACCCAATGCAATTAAATCTGGTACTCGGTGGGGGAATCGAACCCCTCCTTCCTGCCGTGAAAGGGCAGTGTCCTAGCCGATAGACGAACCGAGCATATTGGTAGCTTTTTGTGTCAGGAAAAACTACCGAACCTTTTCTAATGCCCCATGCTTCCGACTTTACGTAAAGACTTAGAGAGGACTTCAGAACTCTTATTATACATCAACAATCAATTAAAGTCAACAACTATCTTGGAGTGAGTGACAGGACTTGAACCTGCATTGTACGGATTTGCAATCCGCTACCTAACCATTCGGTGCACACTCACATAAACTTGGTGGGCTGACTGAGAATTGAACTCAGACTCGACCGATTATGAGTCGGTTGCTTTACCATTAAGCTATCAGCCCAACAACTGGCGTCTCGTGAGAGATTCGAACTCCCGACCTAGTGGGTAGAAGCCACTTGCTCTAATCCACTGAGCTAACGAGACAAACATGGTGCGGATGGTGGGACTCGAACCCACAGATTAGGGATTTTAAGTCCCTTGCCTATACCAATTCGGCTACATCCGCATTCATACACCTATTATACCGCATGCAACTTTGCAAGTCAACAACTAAATTGGCGGAGAGTGTGGGAATCGAACCCACTCACCCATTTCTGGATGACAGATTAGCAATCTGCTGCATTACCACCCTGCCCACTCTCCAATCATTCATTGTACGTTATCGTGAATCCATTTCCAATATTCTTCTACTGACATAGTTTCTCCTTAGTTATTACCGTTTTTGAAACCAACCACACCACCTTCTGCTTCGATGCGTTTGATAACATCTTCAAACAAGATTGGTCTGAAGTCTGTTTGTTCAACGCAAACGCAGTGGTAGCGAGTATCAACAACACCATCTTTCATCACACGATTACTATGTAAGTGACCATGAATGTTAACACCGAACCTACCTAAAGATTCTTCATGAATAGGTATGTGCGATAAAATCATTCCATTCATTACATGGTATGCACGCAACTCACGAAAGTGTTCACGATACTCATCATCTCTAAAGATGTCATGGTTACCACGAATCAAAACTTTATCACCATTTAACCTGCGCATGATTCCCATTGCTTTACGGTTAATGACAACATCACCTAAGTGATAAACTTTGTCAGTTGGTTTGACAGTTTCGTTCCAAACCTTTACCATGTGCTCATCCATTTCATCTGGATCAGTCCATGGTCTTAATTTCTCTCCGTCACCACGAGTGAACTTGCATACACCTGCGTGACCGAAGTGCGTGTCGCTTACTAAAAATACACTTGGCATATACATCTCCTATAAAATTGGCGGAAAGCAGAGGAGTCGAACCCCATCCCATTTCTGAGAACCTAGTTTTCAAGGCTAGTCGCAGGACCATCCCCGCTGCATTACTTTCCATAATTTGGTGCGTCCTGAGAGATTCGAACTCCCAACCTCAAGTTTCGAAGACTTGCTTTCTATCCAATTGAATTAAGGACGCATGGTACCTTGTGACAGTTTCGAACTGCCGACCCTCTCGGTGTAAACGAGACGCTCTACCGCTGAGCTAACAAGGCATAAAAATTTGGTGGAGGATGGGAGGATCGAACTCCCACTTCATGCTTGCAAAGCACATGTGCTCCCATTATCACTAATCCCCCAAACTGGTTCCCAATAGTGAATTCGAATCACTGACCTATCGCTTATCAAGCGAGTGCTCTACCGCTGAGCTAATCGGGAATAAAAACTGGTACCAAGAGACGGGATCGAACCGCCCACGCACAGATTTTCAGTCTGTCGCTCTACCAACTGAGCTATCTTGGCATTGGGGTGTCGTATGAGAATTGAACTCATGATGACGGAATCACAATCCGTAGTTTTACCACTAAACTAACAACACCATATAGAAACACTCTCATTCTCCATACTTTCTTGGGGATCAATCCAAGGACGTACTTCACAGAACCTGCGTCCAGTTTAGAGTGTTTTTATATGGTACGAGCAGTGAGATTCGAACTCACGACCAACGGATTAAAAGTCCGCTGCGCTACCGCTGCGCCATGCTCGCATTTTTTGGCTGAGGATGATGGATTCGAACCACCGCATGTCGGAATCAAAATCCGATGCCTTACCAACTTGGCGAATCCCCAACAATTTACAGAATCCCGAATTTTTAAAGAACGAGCACGAAGTATACATCATGCATGAATTAAAGTAAACACCTTAAAACAAAAAACCCTCTGGATTTTCATCTCAGAGGGTTTTGGTAAAGAGACTTGTAGTCTTACATCTTCTTCTTACCAAAACCCTTCATATCAATCTCATATGATAGCGCAAATGATGGGCGTGTGCTATTCCAGCCAGCTACGAGTGGTAACTGCTTATGCATTCTGGATTGTAAACACTGTATCGATTTCATAGTAGAAATTATACTTCCCTTTTGATTTAAAGTCAACAACAATTTGATAAGACCCTACACACAGTAGGGTTTTTACTTACCTTCTATTTAGCCAAAAAATATGTTCATTCGCCTGATTCTCGAAGTTTTTTCAAGAATTTTTTATGAGTCATCATTTTTGAATTCATCTCGTAAGATTGTCTTTGATGTAAGATAGATTCAATATAATTTCTCAGTTCTTCAGGATATGATTCATATTCTAATTTTACAGAGTCTTTATCAACCAACCCCAAACCATAAAGAACCATCAAATAATTATTCGCATTGAATAAAATATATTGAGACTCACTACTGAAATCCTCAGAAACTGGAAGTTTGTGTTTCCACAGATCAAGTTTCTTCTTCAAAGTTTTTGGAAGTTCAATAGAAGAAACATCTTTCCAAAATTGTGTATTGGTTTTATTAGTCAAATAATGAGTAACAATAAAATCTCTAATGTTAATTAAAATATCGTTACATGACTTATTATAACTTTCTATAACTGCATCATCATAATTCTCTAATCTATGCATCAATAAGAATACTTGTTGAATTGATGTGCCAATACTAGATGCTTCTAATGGTTCAACGAAACTTGCGCTTAGCCCAATTGCAACACAATTTTTGATCCAAACTTTATCAAGTGCACCTGGATCAAAAGTTATTGTTTTAGCTACTTCAATTTTTTTACCAAAGTATCGCTCAACTTCATCCTTTGCTTGATCGGCTGTAATGTAATCAGAGTCGAAAATGTATCCATTACCAAACCTATCATATACTGGAATTCGAAATAACCATCCATAGTCCATAGCTTTCGCTAATGTCCACATTGGAATTGATGGCTCTTCTGGTAGTGGAAATACTATGGCAGATTTCATTTTTAAATACTTGGCATGACTGATCCACTTAGCTCCAAGTTTACCTATGATAATTCGTTTGAATCCTGTAGAGTCAATATAAAAGTCATACTTATATTCTTTTTCACCAGTAACACTTTTTACGTTTCCATTATCATCTAGAGTAACATCATTAACAACATCATCAATAATATCAATTCCACTTGATACACATAACTCTAGTAAATATTCGTTCAGTTTATGTGTATTGAAGTGAAACTGATTAGCATAGAATTTCTTAGAGTCTGTTAAGTAGTCTTGTCCAATGAGTGAATTTACACTAGACTGAGAAACTAATTCTAATGGATCTACACCTCGTGCAATTAAATTACTATAAACTATTGGATGCTGTCCTGCCTTACCATCAAATGTACTTTGTAAAGAATGCATATATGGTTTATCTGCCCAGTCTTGGAACATAATTCCCATTTTCAAAGATCCATCAGTTCTCCTTAACATCTCAAACTGATCAATCCCCAGAAACTCCATAAACTGTCGCCAATGCTCAGTGCTACCTTCTCCAACACCTATAATGCCAAGTTTACTAGAATGTATAACATCAATAGTTTTGTTGGGGAATCTCTTCTTTAATATCAAAGCAGAAATCAACCCAGCAGTTCCACCACCAACTACAGCAATTTTATTAAGTTTCATCTTGTTGTTTAATAATTTTAATATCGCATTTTTCTAAAAATTCTATACCAATACTATCACGATAACTGTTACGATAGTAAACTTTTTTTATGCCTGCGCCATAAATGAGTTTAGCGCAATTGATGCAAGGAGCATGAGTGCAGAATAAATCGGCACCATTGCCTGATTCGCCATCACGTGCAAGTTTAAGAATAGCATTAGCTTCTGCATGAATAACCTCATCTTTAGTTTTTAGTTCATAATCGCCTGTTTTATCCCAGACTTTTTCTTCACATACATTGGTCCAGCCAGCAGGCATACCATTGTATCCAATCGAGATGATACGATTGTCTTTTACAACAACCGCACCAACCTTCAATCGTTTTGCACTGGACAACTCTGCGAATCTATCCGCAGTATCCATAAATGCATCAATCCATTTTTGTTTCATTTGCCAAATCCAAACGGACATTTATTTCCGCTATCAATTATTTTCTTTTTAGCTTTGTACTTAGACATAAACTTTGCTGCGTATGTTTTAGATTCAACCTTCTTCGAATACTCATCTTGTGATAAAGTGTGGCATTTAACAACTACCTCTTTATCTGAAAGAGGGATTAATTGCACCAATGGCGTGCCAGCTTCGAGTAAAATTTGTTTATCAACTTTATGAAAAAATGTGTTTACATGAACACTACCTTGATATTTAAAATTTATAATTCCAGGTGGGAGTATAAAATCACTATAGTGTGCAGTCAAATTCCATGTAGCTGGAGCATAGTAAAAATTACATCCAGTCTTTTCTGATAAAAACCAAGGAGAAACTATTTTAATATGTGAGTAGTTATTGAACTCATCTCCATATTGTTCTTTCGGATGACTCTCTAGTATTGTATCTTTTTGCGATGAATGATATGCCCACTGACCCTCAGCACCAGTTCTCAATGCTATATCAGACCAAAGTGGAATAACTATACCATTCTTATAAAGTTCAACGAAACCATCACATCTTTTTAAAGTAGATTGCTCAATATCAATACCATTAGAGTCTTTCCAAATATGAGTTTTTGGTAATTGTTTCCACCAATCTGGGAAAAACTTTTTAGCTGAATCAATTGGATAAAATTGTTCTAATCCAGGAACTTTTGTGAACGCATCTACAACCAGTTTAGTTTTCTTAAAGAAAAACATTATATACGAACTACCTTATTGATAAGTTTACGAATTTTCTGTAGAAAAGTCAACTTTTTTATTCCGCTCCACTCAATGGAGCCGTGGAGTTTTTTGATTTCGTTTCCTTCTTAGCTTTTGGCTCGGGGGCACGAATAAATCCAGCTTCAGCAACTAACTTATGTGTTATGTTTTTATAACGATTAGGTAAACATTGATCTTTAATACAAACAAGTAATTCTGCTTCTAATGGGTGTACATTTTCTACTAAACCGATGAATAGTATTTCACGTTTTAGTGGTGTTAAATCTTTTCTACAGAAAATATAAAGTTTTTTAACTTCCTGATATAGATTAGAAGGACTCATACCAATCGGTGCGGGATCTGGTTTATAAGGGGGAGATCCTTCTGGAAGAATAAATTTATTCTCTGGTAAAAATGCATACTCAAACACAAATTTAAGAGCAACATTATTCTTATATTTTTCAATCGTCTTTGGATCTTTATTGATCTCTTCCAGTATTTCTGTTATATATTTTGTAGCCATGTTATTCCTTAAAAGTCATCCAATTCATCCAACAGCAAGCGGCAACGATTCTCAATCAAATAATTCATAACTGACATCTTGTCACCAGCTGGTGAGTTATTTAGATATGCGTTAATAATAGACTGAGAAACATCTTCTGGGATGAATTCAAAGTCAATCAGTTGTAGATTACGATGCCAATTGCGTCGTTCTTCATCATTGCGACATGCATCAAAACCTTTGTCAAGGAAGTCATCAAGTCTCTGAG